TAAGTTTGAATTGTTTGAAAATCAATCGTTAGCACTTCATACTGTTGGTGCTCATGGTGGTACACCGTTAGTAGATGGCGCAACGCAAAACGTTACCTACGATGCTTCGGGTGATTCATGGACTCAATCATTAGTAACTAATGGTTGGACTAGTGATGTTACTGATGTGTTGCTGGCAGGCGATGTTATTACGATTGCTGGTGTAAACTCAGTAAACCGTAAAACACGCAAAAACACGGGTGATTTACAAACATTCGTGGTTACCGCTGATGCAACTTCGGGAGCATCTACTGGCCCAGCTACATTGACGATTTCACCACCTATGATCACAAGTGGCCCATTCCAGACAGTAACAGCGGCACCGGCAAACGATGCGGTTATCACTGTTAAAACTGGTGCGGCAGCTTCAGAGCACAAGCAAAACTTAGCATTCCATCAAAATGCCATTACACTTGCAATGGCTCCTTTAGATTTACCTACTGATGGCGCTAGCGCTAGTCGCGAAAGCTTCGGTAATATTTCTATACGTGCAGTACGTCAATACAACATCACAACAGATGAAACAGTTTATCGTTTTGATATTCTGTTTGGCGTCAAGGCTCAGAATCCTGATTTTGCGGTTCGTACAACTTCATAATCCAGTATAGAGTTTTGAAAAGGTCACTTAATCGGTGGCCTTTTTTATTTCTGCCTATTTAATGTTATACTGAATTATTAATCAAAAGGGCTAAATAATGGCGAATATATACAGAACGTGGATTTACCATAAAACGGAAGAAGCAAAAATTATTAACTCTGATGAATTTGAGAGCTACAAAGAAAAAGGTTGGGCTGACTCCCCATCGTGCTTTGTAAAAACTACTGACTTCGGCGTAGACCCTAAAGACAAAGAAAAGGTTCAGGCATTAGGTGAAGCTATTGAAGGTGTTGCTGATCGCATCAACGGTGAATTGAATATTGATGTTTTAGATAAAGAGCAATTAGAAATGTTTGCTCGTGAACACTTTAATATTGAGTTAGATAGGCGCAAAAGAGTTGGCACATTACGCAAGCAAGTTAAAAAACTAATTAAGGGCTAATCATGACTACCATGCTAGAAGTTGTTAACGATGCTTTTGAAGAAATAGACGTAAAGGTAGCTGAACAAGCGCTTCAACCTGATGAATTACAAGCAGGCATTAGGCGCTGTAATGACCTATTATCTAGTTGGGATGATATCGGCTACATAGTAGGTTATAGCCCTGTACTTAACGGCGATGATGATTTAGGTATTGAAGCCAGTGTGGTTAGGGCGGTTAAATCAAACCTAGCTATTGAACTTGCCGTGCCATTCAATCGCGCTATATCGCCAGGTTTAGCTGGTAAAGCTCAAAACTCTTTAGATATATTGATCAACGCAAATATTTTTATTGGCGAGGTTGCTTATCCTGACACACTTCCTCTCGGCTCAGGCAATCAAGGCTGTGACTTTGATACTGATAGACGATTCTTTAGTAATAACAAAGACGAGAACTTCTAATGCCAAGAACTCCCGTACCAGTACCAATAGGCTTTTATCAAGCCCAAAGTCCTACCCTATCAATTCAGCGTTGTATTAACTGGATACCCGTAGTGTTGGAGAAATCCGCGTTAAATCCTAATGCGCTTTTACAACCATCAGGTGTTGAGCTAAAAATACAAACTGGCTTCGGTGCTGGTCGTGGCTCTCACACAATGAAAGGTGTACCATATTTTGTAGTCGGCAACACGTTAATATCATTAAATGAAGATAATACAATCAACACTCACGGCACCATTACCGGCACTGTACGCGTATCAATGGCAGATAATGGCACTAACTTAGTTATTGTGGTGCCTGGCGGTGACGCTTACGCATTCAATAACGAAACTGATGTGTTAACGCAAGTAACCGATCCGGACTTTCAGCTTTCTGATAGCGTTAAGTTTTACCGTGGCTTTTTTGTATTCACCACAACTGATGGTAAGCAGTTATTTGTTTCCAATCTTAATCAACCATTAACCTTTGATGCTTTAGATTTCGGAAGCGCAGAGGGTGACCCTGACAGAATAATTACACAGGAAGTTGACCACGACGAGCTTTCAATTATCGGTTCTAAAACAACCGAGGTATTTCGTAACGTTGGCGGTGTGGGATTTCCTTTGCAAATTATACCAGGCGCATTCACACAAAAAGGTGCTCACACTAAGTACGGTGTGATTAAGTTCGACAATACTTATATGTTTATAGGTGGTGGCGAGAATGAATTAACTGCTATATGGCGTCAAACTTCTAGCGCTTCAGCTACTAAAATTTCATCTGATGCAATAGATAACGAGATACAAAAATTTAACGAAGATGAAATAGCGCAAGCATTTACAATGACCTTCTCTAAAAAGGGTCAGTTTTTCGCTGTATTTTCTTTTAACTCGAATAGAATACCAGGTAAAACATTTGTATATAACGGCACAGCTTCTGCTTTGTCAGGCTCTCCTGTATGGTTTGAATTTCAAACAGGCGTAACCGATAACGTTTGGCGCGTCAATTCAATTACCAAGGCTTACGGGCGCTTATATTGCGGTGATTCTATCGACGGTCGAATAGGTGAAATAGTTGATAACGTTTACACTGAATATGGCGAAACTATTTTAAGGCAGGCGGCAACGCAACCTTTTTCTGCTGATGATGTTGATGTGTTTGCAGGAGAAATAGAAGCTACTTTTCAAGCCGGCACTGGCTTAACTATTGGTCAAGGCTCCAACCCTGTTGTAAGAATGGACTTTTCAGATAATAACCGTACTTTTTCAAATGAGTTTAGTCGATTTATTGGTAAAATTGGCGAGTTCGGGCATGAAACAGTTTGGCGTAGACAAGGGCAAATACCTAAATTTAGAACTATTCGCTTCACGGTAACTGATCCAATAAATGCTAATTTAATTAAAATATCAGCTACCCCATCATTAGGTGTTAGCTAATGGCAGAAAATATAGTAGTCCCAAGACGGAGGGAGGATTTTTTTGATGAAAATGGAGATCCCACCCATCGCTTTATAAGGTGGATTGAGTCCGTTACAGGGCAAACAAATAGTACGTCTATTATTGTTGAGACTACCGAGCAAGAGTTAACAAGCACAGGCTCAAGAGTAAGTAGGAACGCAACGAGGATTAACTCAATAGAATTAAAAGAATTTGAAATAATTAAAACTACTGTTGGTGTAACTACCGCCGCATTTCAGGTGATTATCTGTAAAAACGCAACACCTATAATAATAATTCTAGACCCTCAAGCGGTAGAAGATGATGAAGTGCACATAAAAAGAAGAGGCGAACTTGTTACCGTCAAAGGCTTAATAGATGGATTTACAGATTTTGATTTAAACGCCCCCCTTTATAGTATGCACTTGATTTATGATGGCACTGATTGGAGTGAGATATAAATGAGTAACAATAGAGTACCAGACCCGCAAAATGTCGCCATAGTTAGCCCAGTAGAAACAACCGCACGTGGTGGCAAAGGAGTGGCCACCTTTAAACAAAGCAACATAACAGAAATGTTAGACTTGTTGTTTTTGCAGGAAAAGGTTACAGGGTTAACTTTAGACGCAAATACAGTGGTTGACTCTAGGGCTATAACTTTATCGGCAGGGCACGGCTTGACGACTGGAAACAGCGCTGGTCACATATTGGAGTTAGCTCATACTACAGATAACCACTTCTATCAAGGAAAGGTAATAACTATAGCAGGAGACGTTGTTACATTAGCGCCTCCGATAAATGATATTTACACAGTAGCAACTACCGCGATATCCACAGGCAACCCCAATATGGCCGAAGATACAGCAACGGGAGCTGCGATTGATGGTAGTGTAACTCCTGTTATATTTACTGTTAGACCTATATCTAGTCAGGCCGGTGATATATCAAGAATAGTTATGGCCTCTACGTCAAGTAATGAGGGCGATCTATCTACGTTTGGAGGTGCGCCGGCGTTAACTGTAGGCATGACACTAAGAGTTAACAGAGGTGACGGGACGTTTAAGAATCTATACACATATCAGACAAACTTTGATTTAGCACAGCACGCTGGTGGCGATAGTAACCCTCCGTTTTTACCGAAAGGGGGGAACACTACGCATGGGATAATAACTAGGGTTTCATTTGAAGGTGAAGATAAACATAATACTGCCGTTAGATTAGACGGTGCGCTAGGTGAGGAGTTGCAGATAGTTATATTTGAGTTGATGAATAACACCGGAACAGGCAACCTAACAGTATCGTTTTTAGCGGAAGGCTCAGAGTTACAGGAGTAATAAAATGGCAACAACACCACTACAACCAATAGTATTCAATAAAGGACTAACGACCGACTGGGTGAATATTTACATCGTACCTACCGACAAAAAAGGTATTGGCATTGATGCGGTAGTATTCAATAACTACACAGATACTAAACAAACCTTTAGCGTTAGATTGATTCAAGCAGGCACGCCGAACGATTTAAACGAGATAATATCATTTAAGAACGTAAGAGCTAACGGCAATGATTTAGCCCCAGCGATGATCGGTCAGGCACTTGTTACAGGTGGAATAATACAAGCCAAGGCAAGCGCTAGCGACTCTATAAACGTAAATATAACCGCTACTATAATTGACTCATGATAGTTAAAGAAACAACTGATTTAGGCGATATTAAAGCGATATTATGCAACCCTGCTATCTATGATACAATAACAGAAGATAACAGCCCTTTAGCGGAAGGTTTTACACCAGTATTTGAAGAACATTTATATATTGGAGGGTACGTTAAAGGCGAGATAATAGCCTTAATGGTTTATCATAAATATTTAGACGGTAATAAATGCCATGTGCAAGTATTACCAGAATTTAGAAAGGAATACGCTCTGAAGTTTGGGCTAAAGTCACTATTGTTTCGGGGTAGTTTACCCCTTTACGCTGTAATTCCTGATTTGTACAAAAATGTTTTAGAGTTTTCGTTCTTGTTTGGTTT